CCATCCCCACAGCGCCCGTGCCTGACGGGAACCCCGATACCTTTGTCCGCTTCAGCAAGCCCTATCTCTTTGAAGGGATGAACCACGCTGGCGTGAACCTTGACGGCATGGACCGGATCACCGCCAGGGACATGATCGAGGCGGAGAAGTACCTGGTCAAGTGCGGCGTAGTTTCCCCGCTCCCGGAAATGACGATGGAGTACATCGGTTTCATTGCCAACCGCATCTCCGGACAGCCTATCGAATTTTTCAAGGGCCTCCCGCCCAAGGATGCCATCAAGGTCAAGAACAAGATCACGGGTTTTTTCTACGGGGAGGATTAAGCCCAGATGACGGGGAGCGGCTCTGCGAGATTTGTGTGCATATGTCCCTGACCTTGCACTCGGACTACAACAAATTCATGGAGATGCCGCTTCCCACGCTGATACAGACAGTAGAGACAGCCCAGAAGGTGGTGAAACGGCTTGGCAAGCGGAAAAAGCGCTGAGTACAAACTCGCGATAAAGATCGCGGGAAAAATTGAAAGTTCCTTCAACTCCGCGCTGGGAGCCGCCTCCAAGTCGCTCTCCACCCTGGGAGGCGCTGCGGCGAAAGCAGCTCAGATCGGAGCGGCGGCAATCACAGCAGCCACCACAGCGGCGCTGGCGTTCGCCAAATCCTCCATTGACGTGGGAATGGAATTTGACAAATCCATGTCCCAGGTCGCGGCTACCATGGGGACCACGGTGGACCAAATCGGGAACCTCCGGCAGTTTGCCATGGACATGGGGGCAAGCACGGCGTTCTCGGCACAGCAGGCTGCGGACGGCCTTAACATACTCGCAATGGCCGGACTGAGCGCGGATGAACAGATGGCAGCGCTGCCAGACGTTCTGAACCTGGCAGCGGCCGGAGCGCTCACACTGGAGCAAGCGGCCTCGTACACAGCTGGAGCCGTGAAGGGCTTCTCGGATTCGATGGACAATGCCCAGTATTACACCGACCTGATCGCAAAGGGCGCTACACTGGCGAACACGGATGTATCCGGCCTTGGCGAAGCCCTGGGAAGGAGCGCAGCTACCGCAAAGACCTACGGGCAGACAGCGGACAGCGTGACGCTCTCCCTGCTCCGGCTGGCGGACCAAAATGTCACCGGAGAGGCGGCATCCACAGCCCTCAACAGGGCAATGTCGGATTTGTATACGCCCACAGCAGCGGCCTCGAAAGCCCTGAAGGAACTCGGAGTATCTGCCTACACCAGCACTGGAGAGGCGCGGGACTTCAACGAAGTGGTGGCGGACCTGAAAGGCGCTCTTTCTGGCATGACCGATGAGCAAGCGAACGCCTACGCTGCCTCCATCTTTACCACACAGGGCCTGAACGCCTTTAACAAGATGACCGCCGCCAGCGCCGAGACGATGGAGAAGTTCACCAAGGGCCTGGAGGATGCATCTGGCTCGGCGGCGGAACAGGCGGCAACACAGCTGGACAACCTGGCCGGAAGCATTACCCTGTTTCAGAGTGCATGGGAGAGCGCACAGATCGTGGTCTCCGACCAGATCAAGCCCATGCTGAACGACTTTGTGAAGTTTGGGACCCAAGCGGTCAGCGACCTCACGGATGCGTTCAAGAGCGGTGGCTTAGATGCGGCAATGGAAACGCTGGGCGGTGTTTTGAGTGAAGGGCTGAACATGGTGATCGCCCAGCTTCCCGGAGCAATCAACGCCGGGATGCAGTTGCTCGGTGCCCTGGGAAAAGGGCTGCTCGACAACCTCCCCACCATAACCAGCGCCATGGTCGAGATCGGGACCATGTTCATAGACGGGATAACCCAAGCGGCCCCGGCACTGCTTCAGGGCGGGGTACAGCTCATTTCACAGCTGGCCACAGGGATAGCAAGCGCCGTCCCAACGCTGGCCAGCGGAGCGGTCGAGCTGATCCGGGAAATCTCTAACACCATTACAAACAACGCACCGCTCCTGGCAGACGGCCTGGTGAGCGCCATCCCGGAATTTGTGAGCATCGCCGGAGAGCTGCTCGGCGCTTTGGGAGAGGCGATCCTTCAGAACCTCCCCGTGCTGGCCGGAGCTGCCGTGAGCATCATGACCGGGCTGGGCGATTACCTGAGAGAGAACCTTCCCACAATCATCGCCTCTGGCCTCGAATTTATAACCGCTTTTACAGGCTCCCTCCGCGAAAACGCCGGACTGATGATAGACGGCGCAATCAGCCTCGCTCTTTCTTTGGCACAGGGGCTGGCGAACAGCCTCCCAGCCATCATCGAGAATGTCCCCCAGATCGTGAGCAATATCGCCAACATCATCAACGACAACGCACCGAAGCTGATCACGGCGGCATTGAACCTGATCGTCACGCTGGGCAAGGGGCTGATTCAGGCCATCCCAACGCTGATCGTAAATATTCCATCAATCATCGGAGCAATCGTGGATACCCTGATGGCATTTAACTGGCTGAACCTGGGAAGCTCCATTTTGAAGGGCCTCGGCAACGGGATGAAAGCGGCTGGCTCCTTCCTGAAGGATATCGGCAAGCAAGTCCTGGACGCCATCAAGGGAGGCTTCCAGGGACTACCCGCAGCAATGCGTGGAATCGGGCAGAACCTCATCCAGGGCCTATGGGCAGGAATCCAGGCGCTGGGCGGATGGATCAAGAGCAAGATCGGCTCGATTTTGAAAGGCATTCTGAGCGCCGTCAAGTCTTTCTTCGGCATCAACTCGCCATCGACCGTATTCGCGGACATTGGCAAGAACCTCATCCTCGGCCTCTTTGAGGGCATCCAGGCGATCTGGAATATCATTGTGGATTTCTTCGCCGGAGCCGTGGACGGGCTGCTCTCGTTTTTCTCCGGACTTTGGACCAACATCCAGGCGCTCTGGGGAACGGTGGCTACCTGGTTCCAGACCAACGTGATCTCCCCGCTGGTGAACTTTTTCGCTCCCATTGTGGAGACGGTCGGCGGATTTTTCTCCGGCCTTTGGAGCGGGATACAGAGCGTGTGGTCCGCCGTTTCCAGCTGGTTCGATTCCAACGTAATCCAGCCCACGGTCAATTTCTTTTCCGGGATCGTCGGCACGGTCAGTGGCTTTTTCTCCAGCCTCTGGTCCGCCATCCAGGGAATCTGGACGGCAGCGGCCTCCTGGTTCGACAGCACGGTCATACAGCCTCTGGTGGGATTTTTCGCACCCATCGTCGAGACGGTCGGCGGTTTCTTCAGCTCTCTCTGGGACAACATCTCCGGCATTTGGCAAGCCGCAGGGAGCTGGTTCAATGACAACGTAGCGACCCCGATCAACAATGCCTTCCAGTCGGTCGGCGATTTTGTGACCGGAGTATTCAACGGACTATCCAGCGTGATCGAGGGCGTGGTCAACAAGGTCGGCGGATTCATCAACGGCATCGCAGACGGAATCAGCAACGTAGCCGGTAAGGTCGGCTCCTTCCTTGGGATTTCCAACGGCACCCCGAAAAAGACCAACACCAACGTCTCCATCCCCAAGCTGGCGGATGGCGGCATAGCGACCGGGCCTGTTCTCGCGGAGATCGGCGAGGGCGGAGAGCCGGAGGTGGTCCTGCCATTGAGCAAGCTGGCAGTCCTGATGGACGGCTTCACCGGGGACACAGCGCCAGCGGTCAACCCCAAGGCGCTCGCAAATGCGCCACAGCTACGACAGCTCCCGACAATGGCCTCTGGTAGAATCGCCTCCCCGCTCCTGGCGCAAATGGGGGAGGCGGACGCACCCGAAACCATCCAGCCCTTGACAGGGCTGGCAGGAATCCTGCAGGGCATGGTCGGCAACGCCACAACCAACACCTGGAACATCCCTGCCCTGGCGGAGGGCGGCATCGCCGCAGCTCCCACCATTGCACAGGTCGGGGAAGCCGGGGCAGAGGCGATCATTCCACTCTCGGACCTTTGGTCCAATATGCAGAGCCTTATGGCAGAGGCCGTAGGCAGCACCGGAGGCACCTTCAGCAGCATAGCTGAACAGATGGACGCTGCGGATGATGGAGCCGGGACCTCGTCCATCTCTGACCTCTTGGGACAGTTGGAGCGGGACAACGGTTTCCAGAACGATGGCGGAGGCCAGCCGATCCATGTGACCTATTCCCCCACGAACCACTACCACTTCGATGGCGGGACCCCGGACCGCGAGGAAATCTCCGCTGCGGAGGAAATGTCCATGGAGAAATTCGAGCGTCTGATGCGACAATACGAGCGGGAACATTCCCGGACAAGTCTCAGGGGGTAGGCCATGAAAACAGTTACCACCGTCCAGGGGGATACCTGGGACAGCATCGCGCTCCGGGTTTACGGAAGTGTTCTGAGAGCGCAAGAGCTGATGGAGGCAAGGGAGAACGTCCGCCTCCTGGATTACCAGGTATTCCCCAGAGGAATACGGATAGCTACACCGGAAGTGCAGGAAATCGCGTACCAGAGCGATCTCCCGGAATGGAGGAAATAAGTCATGTTGCCACGCCATGCAATGGTCTCCCTGCTCTACAACGGAGTGAACGCAACCGGACAGGTCGCAGGGTTTCTCAATTCATTTCAGTACAAAGACGTGGCCTCCGGTACCAGCGACAGCATCAGCATCAGCCTGAACGACCGGGACCATATGTGGATCGGCCCATGGTTCCCCGTCAAGGGGGACAGGCTGCATCCGACCATCATCGTGGAGAACTGGACCGGGGAAGGCGCAAACGCCTCGTTTCCGTGCGGCAGCTTCGCCGTGGATGATTTCAGCTTCGACGGCGGTCCCATCCGCCTGAAGATCGATGCCCTGGCCCTGCCATACGCCTCCAGCTTCAAGACGCAGGAGAGAACCGAAACCTACGAAATGGCAACCCTGGCCGGGATTGGATCGATCATAGCCGGGAGAGCGGGAATCTCGCTGTTTTTCGATGCGCCGGACATTTCCATCGAAAAGGTCGAGCAGAGCAAACAGAATGACTGCGATTTTTACTGCGACCTCGTGGAGAAATACGGTCTGGCCTTGAAAATCTACAACGACAAGCTGGTGGTCTTTTCGGAGGCAATCTACGAGGGGAGAGGCCCAAAGGCCATCCTGACCCCGGCAGACTTCGACCCAGGATGGTCCTGGAACACAAAGCAGACCGGGACCTATACAGGCGTGGAGTACCAGTACACCAACAGCGAAAAGAACAAGACCTTCACGGTTAAGGCCGGAACAACAGAACGGCTCCTGACGGTCAACACCCCGTCCGACAACCTCACAGAGGCAACAGCCCTGGCGCTGGCAGCAGTGAACAACGCGAACAAGGCCATCACCACCATGAGCATTTCCATGATGGCAAGGCCAGGGCTGATCGCCTCGGACTGCATCATGATCGCAGGACTTCAGAGGCTTGACGGGAAATATTACATCGATCAGATCACCCACAGCGTGGGGAGCGGCTACAAGATGAACCTGGACCTCCGACTGGTCGAGCCACGGATAGCCAGCCCCAACGCGATATCCAGCACCGTCTCGGAGGGAGGATGAGCATGGCAGAGAAAGACCCAATCCGCATAGGCAAGATTTCCAGCTTTGACTTTGCGAAGGGCGTCGCAAAGATAACCTACGAGGACCGGAGAGACAGCACCACCGTCAATTTCTCTATGCTTGGCTGGGGAGAATACTGGCTCCCGAAAATCGGGGACCAGGTCATGGTGGCACACCAGACCAACGGCTCCACATCGGCGGTGATCCTCGGACCCGTCTGGCACAATGGACACCGCCCCCCGGAAGGGCAGGAAGAACTCTACCGAAAGGACTACAACCGGAAGTACGGCGATGCCTACGAGCGGTACGATCACAAGGCCAAGGAATACAAGGAAGTGGTCACCGGGACCTACGACATAGAGCCGACAAAGGACTTCACGCTCACCGTTAATAAGACTACCATCATCAAGGTCAAGGCGGACGGCTCCATCGAGATCACCGCCCCAGCCGGAATCACGATAGACACTCCTCTTATTACCGTTACCGGGGATGTCGTGGCAGACGGCAAGAAGGTCAGCCTCGCCCACCATAAGCACGCTGGCGGACCGGAGCCAGACTAAGGAGGGATTGGACGTGGCAATCGGGAACTGGGGAACAGAGGTAGTTTTTAACGTCAGCGAACTTAGCTCTTTCACCTTCAAGGACATGAAGCGGACGGTCGGCTCTGACTGGGCCACCCACAGTCGTGTCGGTCTGAAGGACCAGGTGGAGTATCTGCGCCCATCCCTCCAGAAAATGAGCTTCACGATTTCCCTGGACGCGACCCTCGGCGTGAATCCCAGGGACATCATAGAGCGAATGGCAGCTATGTCCGAGCGCGGAGAAGTCCACCATTTTGTGGTTGGATGCCAGAGAGTCGGTAACTACCGCTGGAGGATTACCAGCATCGGAGAGGCGTGGGAAAAGATCTACAACCGTGGAGAACTGACCAACGCGAAACTCGACATAACGATGGAAGAATACCTATAGCCGGAAAGAGGGGATTGCATGATCGTTTCAGGCATTGAAATCTCGTTCGAATACGGGGAAGAAAGTGAAACCGTGCGCAGGGAAATCATCCGAAACGTGCGGACGGTGCTGACAACGCCCATCGGCACCTGTCCCCTCTACCGCGAATTCGGCCTGAATATTTCTTATTTAGATTACCCGTTGGACGTATCCCAGAATCTCTTCACCGTAGCGGCGATGGAGGCGGTGGAGCGCTGGGAACCCCGTGTGCGCGTGAAAAGCGTTACCTTTGAGGCGGACGGTTTGAACGGCGCACTGAAAGCAAAGGTGGTGATCGCAAGTGGATAACCTTTTGAAATCGGTCTTTGACCTCCCGGACGTTTCCTTCATAGACAACGACGGCCTGAGCGACATGATGCAGCGGCTGGTCGCAAACTACGAGAAGCGATACAAAGAGGTCACAGGGAAAACCATAAGCCTCGGAGCGGCGGACCCGAACCGCGTCCTGCTCTACGCCATCGCCCTCGACCTTTACCAGATCGAGCAGTATGTGGACCGGGCGGGAAAGCAGGACCTCCTAAAGTACAGCTACGGGGAATTTCTGGACAACCTCGCCGGAAACCGGAGAGTTACCAGGCAACAGGCGTCGGCAGCACGAACAACCATCCGCTTTACACTTTCGGAAACCAGGGACTACGCCATCGGCATCCCTGCCGGAACCAGGGCAACCAACGGGGACGGCGTGTACTTCAAGACAGAGGAATACGCCGAAGCCGTAGCCGGGGAGAAATTCGTGGATGTGGAAGCCGTCTGCACCGAACAGGGCATCAAAGGAAACAAATTCCTCCCTGGGCAGATAAACATTCTCGTGGACCCGCTCCCATATGTGGAGAGCATCGCCAATATCACGGAGACGGCAGGCGGGACAGACCTGGAGGATGATACCAGCCTCGCGGAACGGACATACCTGGCCCCCAGCGGATACAGCACAGCCGGACCGCACGATGCCTACGTTTTCTGGACCAAGACCTACAACACCGACATCGGCTCCATTCAGCCAGTGTCCATCCAGGAAGCAGGAAGCGTGACCGTGTACATTTTGATGCGGGACGGGACGCTCCCGGCGGAGGAAGTAATCAGCGGCCTCCAGGACTTCCTGCAGGACAGGGAGATACGACCGATGACGGACAAGGTAGAGGTCCTGCCGCCAGAAGTGCGGAGCTTCGACCTTGACCTGGCCTACACCATCGACCGCTCGAACCAATCCCAGGCGGACACGATCCAGCGGAAGGTGGAAGTAGCCGTGAACGATTACATCCAATGGCAGACCACGCAAATAGGCCGGGACATAGACCCATCGGAGCTAATCCGCCGTGTGCGTGAGGCCGGAGCCAAAAACCCCGTGGTAACCTCGCCCAGCTTCACCCCAGTTACGGAAATAGAGGTGGCGCAGCTCGGAGAGCGCAAGGTAGTATACGGAGGGCTGGAGGATGATTGATCTCCGAAACGGTCAGATTACAGACCTTCTGAACAACCCAATGCGCTACCACCCGGAGGCCATCGCCATAGGATATGCGGTCCAGCAGGAAAAGCAGAGGATCATGGAGCTGGCGGAGCAAACCCGCCTGATGTCCGCCATCGACTCCCTGCCGGAGCGCACACTGGACTACCTGGCCGTGGAGCTTCGGACCCCTGTCTACAGGCAACATTTCAGCCTGGAGGTCAAGCGAAAGCTGATAGCGGCAACCATCCCGTACTACATGCACCTGGGAACCCCGGCAGCGGTCGACTGGATTATTCGCGCCATCTTCGGAGACGGCAACATTCAGGAATGGTTCGAGTACGGCGGCGAACCGCACCACTTCCAGGTGACAATCCCCTACATGGGAGCGATCTCCCCAGAAATCATGGATGACCTTCGGCGGATGATTGCAACCGTGAAGCGGCTCACCAGCTGGCTCGACTACATCGTCACCGTCCTGGAAATCGACACGGACATCTACATCACACCCGTGCTGGGCAGGGGCATGGCGATCACCACACTCCCGGTATTGGAGCCGGAATTTCCAGGTAGCACGCTCTACATTGCCCCCGTACTTGGGAGCGGCAGCAGCTCTACCATACTTCCGCCGCTGGAGCCAGAATTTGCACCCGCCATCATCGTCGGTCGCACATCGGCAGCTTTCCAGTCCATCCAGGAAACAACGCTCCCGTGGCTGGATGACCCGGAGCAATCCAAGGTTCTGCCTACGGATACGAAACTGTCCGCCGTAGCACACAGCATCACGGAAACGGCCCTGCCGTTCATCCCCGACCCACTCATGCTGGAGCCGCTCAGCATCATGCACACCGTCACCCCGGCACAATCCGACGCCATCCTGGAGACAACACTCCCGCCGCTGCCTGAGTTTGCAACCAACGTCCCAGCGGTAGTGCATGGGAGAGCTACTGCCAACATTCAGACAATCACGACAACAAGACTGCCACAATTGGAGGAAAACATACCATGAGCCAATACGGATGCACGATAACAGCCAGAGGCCGGGAGCTGATTGCTCAAACCCTGGCCGGAAAGCTACCGCTGAAAATCAGCAGGATCATGATGGGGCAGGGGACCTGCCCAGATGACGTATTCCCTGGTGACCTTGGCGATCTGGTGGAGCCAGTCGCAGCTGGAACCAGCACCGAACCGACCTACGACGGCGATACCGTCCGCATGACGGTGGAGTACCGCTCCGACCTGAACGGCGGACTGGACCACGGCTTTTGGATTCGGGAATTTGGCGTATTCGCAACGGACGTGAACGGGAACGAGGTCCTGCTCTACTACGCCACCCTGGGAGACTATCCGCAATGGGTAAGTGCATTTTCGTCCAGCGGCCTGGACATCCGTCGGTACCCGGTCAGCATCACCGTGGGCGAGGGCGCAACCGTCATCATCGACTACTCCCCGGAGGCCCTCATGAATTCGGAGGACGTGAAGGATTACTGCACCACCACGATGCTCCCGCAATTCCTCGTGGAAGCGCAGGGCCTCATCGATCAGCACAACACTGACGCTACGGCACATCCGTCCATCCAGGCAACCACAGCCGCCGTGGATTCCAGGCTTTCTCTCCTGGAATTGATGTACAACACCAACGTCAGCGGAAACCCCTTCACCGTCACCTTCGAGAACCTTGACAACTTGGTGGTACAAGGTGTCTGGAATGCCACGCAAAAAAGGATTGAATTCTGATGCAAGAGCTTTCCTGCCTAATCGGTCACCTTTTCAAAACGGTGGAGCCTCCATGTGAGGCAGCAATAGCCGGAGAAATGACCATTACCGGAACTACGCACAGCGGGAAGCAGGGAACGCTGGCGATCACGGGCGGCGCTTTCTCCTTCAGCGGGGACCCGAACGATATCGCCATCGCCTCCCTGGAGGCTTCAAAGTGCCACGGCCCCTGCCCTTTGAAGGGAGGCTGACACAATGGCTGAAAAAGAGTACGTCCTCGGAAACAGGGCGAAGGAACTCTACCGCTACACCAAGCAGGTGACGCAGCCGGTACCGGATGACAAGGTGGCCGCAAAGGACGTGGCCCAGGTAATGCGGACCATCGCCCAGGCGCACACCATAGCGGAAATGCGGATGACGCTCCTGACCACGGCGGAACGCCTGGACGGTAAACGGGACCGCCGCCGCTTTCCAAAGAGTGAGAGCTTCGGCATGATCGCAGACCTACGCAATGCCGCACGAACGGCTATGCGGCACGTCCTCGCTGCCAATGAGGTCAATTTTCGGGATCACCCGGAAGAACGGCTAAGGGAGATCAAGGCCGCAATAGATGACTGCAACCTTCTCCTTCAGCTGATCGACCTCAGCCACGATCTGCAGTACATCGACACCAAGCGCATGGGGACCTGGACGAAGAAGGTCACCGATGTGAAGTACATGAGCCTCGCCTGGTTGCGAAAAGACGGGGCAAGGGCCGCAAGCCTTCTGAAAGACCGTGACCAGCAGCACATGGAAGCACTCGTGCGGCTGGTCCGGGAAATCATCGCAAAGGAGGGAGCGGCCCGGAATTTGGATACACCGCCGCAATAGAGGCGTGGTATTGGGGTACGGCCTACAACGCCGCCAACTGGTGGTCCCGCTCTCCGAACACGAACAACTCCACCAACGCGTGGAACTGCAACTCCAATGGCAATTGCAACAACACGAACAACTGCACCAACTCCTATGGCATCCGGCCCGCTTCGATGGAAACGATCAGACCGAGTAGGCCCAACGGCTCAAAGCAGAATCCCATCAAAGGAGGCCGCACCCCTTCCAATGCTCCCACGAGCGGAGCTGCGGATAAATACATGACGCTGACGCTGACCGCCGCACTGAGCCGTCAGCTACCAGCAGCGCCGCCCCTGCCACACAAAAATGAACTTTGAAGAACTCTGCACATTCGAGGTACTCTACAACGCCTATCGGACCGCAAGGTCAGGTAAGCGGAACAAAGTGGGTACCGCACAGTACGAGGCAACCGCCCTCGCCAGCACAGAGCGTCTCGCCTACCTTCTCCTCTCCGGGAAATACCATCCAAGCAAATTCGAGACATTTACCGTCTATGAGCCGAAAAAGAGGCTGGTCCAGGCTCCGGCCTTTGTCGACAAAGTGGTCCAACACGCCCTGGTCGACAACATCCTATACGATGAGATCACCCGCAGCTTCATCCAGGACAGCTACGCCTCACAGATTTGGAAGGGAATGCACTTCGGACTGAACCGCCTGGAGAGCCAGATGCAAGACTACTTCCTGAAGCGCAAAGGCCATGACGAAGCAGCCAGGAGAGCCGCAGGGCTTCCGCACAGGCCAATAGAGGAATGGGACTACGCAGAGGGCTGGGTCCTGAAAGCGGACGTTCGGCACTTCTTCGCCTCCATTGACCACGACATCCTGAAGCAGAAACTTTTCAGGAAGGTAGAGGACCCGCAGGTCTACCGCTTGATGTGCGCCTACATCGACAGCACCAGCGGCCTCCCGCTCGGTTACCAGACCAGCCAGCTCCTGGCCCTCATGTTTCTTGACGAATTCGATCACTGGGTAAAGGAACGTCTCCATGCCCGGTACTACGGTCGGTATATGGATGATTTCTACATCATTCACGAGAGCAAAGAATACCTGCAGGATTGCTGGTGCCAGATCAACGGTCAGATGGACAGGCTGAAACTGGATCTGAACGAAAAGACAGGCATCTTCCCTCTTCGGAACGGTCTGAACTTCCTCGGCTTCCACACTTACCTGACAGAGACAGGCGGCACGGTCCAGAAACTGCGCCGGGACAGTGTCCAGCGCATGAAAGCCCGCATCCGCAAATGGAGGTACGAGGCGCAGCAGGAAACGCTGGACCGGGAACACGCCCGCCTGTCCTGGGAAGCCTGGGACGCTCACGCCGCCCGCGGCGATACGTTCAATCTTCGGAAGGAGATCGCCGCCCAGGTTTCAGAGGTACTCGGCATCACCTGCACAGCAAGGCTCCCAATCAGGCACGGTAAGTATGACAAGGCAAAAGACCTCGTGCGCAAACTGCACCGTCAACGCCGGAGGCCGAAGGTACCGGCACCGCCGGTACCGGAAGGTTTCCCGTGGTGAAATTTTCACATCCAAAGGAGGAAAACGCTAATGGCAACCGCCGCACTTAGCACCAAATCCGTAGGAAGTATCGTTAAAATCAAAATCAACGGTACCCTGCGGGACTTCATCGTAGTCCACCAGGGCAAGCCGTCCAACATCTACGATGAGAGCTGCAACGGCACCTGGCTCTTGATGAAGGACATCTACGAAAACCGCCAGTGGCACAGCTCCAACGTCAACGACTACGCCAACAGCATCATCCACAGCTACCTCAACAGCACCTTCCTCAACCTGATCGATGCCAACATCCGCAACCAGATCAAGCAGGCGAAAATCCCCTACCGCCCCGGCTCCGGCACCAGCATGACCGTCAACAGCGGCGCAAATGGTCTGAGCGCCAAAGTGTTCCTGCTCTCCAACATCGAGATGGGCGGACAGACCGACTGGAGCTATATGCCCCGTGACGGCGCAAAGCTGGACTACTTCGAGTACGGCACTGGTACCAGCGCAAATAACAAGCGCATCGCCTACCTGAACGGGTCCGCCGCCGGCTGGTGGTCCCGCTCTCCGAACACGTACTACTCCACCGTCGCGTGGTACTGCAACTCCAATGGCGTTTGCAACTACGCGAGCAGCTGCACCGACTCCTGTGGCATCCGGCCCGCTTTTATCCTCCCCTCTTCCCTCTTGGTCTCTGACGATGGTGCCGTCAACACGAACACAGCCCCGACAACGCCTGGAGGCATCACCGTCCCCGACAGCATCAACGGCGGCGATACCATCACGATCTCCTGGACCGCCAGCACCGATGCAGAGAACAATCTGGAAGGTTACATTGCAGAGCGGTCCACGGACGGCGGCTCCGCATGGTCGCAGATCTACCAGGGCAGCGCAACCAGCACCACCAACACGGTACCCGCCGGAACCACCAGCGTCATGTACCGGGTCAAGGCTTACGATACGCAGGGTGTCAGCTCCGGCTACAGAACAAGCGGCAGCGTGACCGTGGTGAACAACGCCGCACCGTCCGCCCCCGCCAGCATCACGGTTCCCAATGAGGTCAACGGCGGGAACAACCTCTCCGTCACCTGGGGTGCATCGTCCGACCCGGACGGCAACCTGGAGGGCTACATCCTGGAGCGGCAGGTGGACGGCGGCGATTGGACCGAGGTCTACAGGGGAACGAACCTGAGCTACACCGACACGATCACCAGGGGATGGGCCACCGTGGCCTACCGTGTCCGGGCCTACGATGACAGGAACGCCTACAGTGGCTACGCAGAGTCCCCCACCCGCACGGTGGTCAACAACACTGCGCCCGTCATTTCCTGCACTTCCACCAGCGGCAGCGACTTGGGCCTGAAGGACGGAGCCTTCACCGTGACGTATAGCGTGGGCGATGCGGACACAGACGAGGTCACGGTCACGGAATCCGTGGACGGCGCAACACTCCGCACGTTCAAGGCTACCCTGGGTGCGAACAACACCCTCACCGTTGACGGCGATGCGTTCATGCGCTTGCTGAATGGCCAGCACGTACTGACCATCTCCGCAACAGACGGCAGAGCCACCACCATCCACACCCTGGTGTTCTCCAAAAAGATCATCTCCGCCTCGATTACCCTGGACACGCCGATGGATGCAGATGACGAAATCACCTTGTGCGTGATCTCCGTGATCGGCTCCATTCCGCAGGACGCAGCATTCAAGGTCGAGGTCACGAACAACGCCAAAGACGATACCCCGGTATGGGAGGACTGCACCCTGGAGGCCAGGAACGGAGCCAACTATGTGTTCACGAACCACACCGCCGCAAACGGCTTCTCCTTCAATTTCCGTGTCACCGCAAGCCGTGGCGAGAGCGGACAGGACGGCAACATTGTATCGATTCAGGGAGGGTTTCAATAATGGGACTGAATAGAATCCGCAAAGACTCCGTGAAGGACCGCCGCAAGCAGAAGTCCGTGGCGGAGCTTCAGAAAGAGAACGAACAGCTGAAGGACCAGGTCCAGAGCCTGGAAACACAGCTGGAGGAACAGGCTGACGCTCTCATCGAGCTGGCCGCAATGATTGACGGGGAGGGTTAAGAGACATGGCGAAAGTCTACTACAGGAAGATCAAGGGCGGCAATATGACCATCGAACAGGTGCCGGACCGCTGGAAGGATGCGGTGCTGGCCTTGCTCGAAGCGAACAAGTAAACACCAACAGCACTGGGCTGGGGCAACCCGCAAAGCCCCAGCCCACCAACAAGCAATATATCGGGAGGAATAAAACCATGACCGAAACAATCATCGTGGCCCTGATTACTGGAGGGCTTGCTCTTGTCGGGACCATTGGCGGCAGCTACCTGGCCAACAGGAAATCTGCGGCACTGATTGCCTATCGGCTGGAGCAACTGGAAGCGAAGGTACAGGCCCACAACAATCTGGTCGAGCGGACTTTCCGACTGGAACAGCACAACGAGGTGCAGGACGAAAAGATCGCTGTTGCAAACCACCGGATCGGGGACCTGGAACAGAAAATGGAAAAGCACCACGGCTGACCTGGAGGAAGGAGACAACATGAATATCACGCCGATCATTGAAGCCGTTATCGGCCTCGCCGCTGCCGTTCTGACCACGGTGATCGTTCCCTACATTCGGAGCCGGACCACTGCCACGCAACAGGCGGAGATCAGCACCCTGGTCAAGGTGGCCGTGACCGCCGCCGAGCAAATCTACATCGGCTCCGGCAAGGGAGCTGAGAAGAAAGCCTACGTTCTCGCTTGGCTCCAGGCCAACGGGGTAATCGTGGACGTGGATAAGCTGGACGCACTCGTGGAAAGCGCCGTCTACGCCCTGAAGAACGGGGAGGTGTGACCCGATGGCAGCGGCAAAGAGGCGGACACGGAAAAAGAAGTCATCCGCCTTGAAATTTTCCAAGGTCGCTGTGACCGCCTTACTCTTGTCCGTGGCTGCTTTCACGGTAGCCATGATTGCGGTTTTCGTTAAAACAGGCGGAATCCCGGACACCCTGGTGACCGCTTTCTTTGCCTTTGCCGGAGGGGAGGCTGGCTGCATGGGCCTCATTAAGTACAGCGACAACAAGTACACAGACAACAGAACCACCATGCCATCCGACAGCGAATCCGGAGACGGACCCGCCGCTGGATAGAAAGGGAACCATACCAATGAAAATCATCCAGAGCTTTCTCACCAAAAACCCGTGCTACAAAGCCGGGAAGAAGATCACGGTCAAAGGGCTGATGCTCCACTCGGTCGGCTGCCCACAGCCGAAAGCGTCCGTATTCATCAACAACTGGAACAGGGCCAGCTTCGGCAGTGCGTGTGTCCACGGCTTCATCGACGGGAACGACGGCACGGTCTACCAGACGCTTCCTTGGAATCACCGGGGATGGCACGGAGGAGGCTCCAGCAATAACACCCACATCGGCGTGGAGATGTGCGAACCGGGATGCATCAAGTACACCGGAGGCTCCAGCTTCACCTGTTCGGACCTCGCCACCGCCCAGGCGGTCGCAAAGCGGACCTACGACAGCGCCGTGGAATTGTTCGCCATGCTCTGCAAGCAGTACGGCCTTGACCCCATGAAGGACATCTGCTCCCACAGGGAAGGACACGCAAAAGGCATCGCCTCCAACCACGGGGACCCGGAACACCTCTGGAAGGGCCTCGGTATGGGCCTGACCATGGACACCTTCAGACAGGCGGTCAAAGCCAAAATGGGCGGAACTGCCGCCGCCCCTGCCCCCAGCGTATCCGGGGACACCGGAGCCATGACCGATGCCGAAATGTTCGCCTTCTTCAAGTCCCAGGGCTTGACCGACTGCGGTGCCGCTGGGCTGATGGGCAACCTCAAGGCTGAGAGCGGCCTGATCGCAAATAACCTCCAGGACACCAGCAACGCCAAGTTGGGCATGACCGATGCAGAGTACACCGCTGCCGTGGACAACGGAACCTACACCAACTTCATCCACGATGGCGGAGGGTACGGCCTCGCCCAGTGGACCTACTGGTCCAGGAAACAGGAACTCCAGAAATTCATGAAAGCCGCTGGCGTATCCATCGGGCATAAGCGGAAGCAATGCGAATTTCTGATGAAGGAGCTGGCCTCCAGTTTCCCCGCCGTCCTTCAGACGCTCAAAACCGCAAAGACGGTCCGGGAAGCATCCGATGCCGTCCTGCTGAAATTTGAGAAGCCCGCCAACCAGTCCGTGGCCGTCCAAAAGAACAGGGCCGGCTTCGGGCAGGACTACTACGACAGGTACGCTGGCGGCAGCTCCGCCGCTTTGCCCTATCTGGTTCAGATCACCGCCTCTACACTGAACGTCCGAAAAGGACCCGGCACCGGGTACGCCATCGCCACCACCGTCAAGCAGGGAGGCGTGTACACCATCGTCGAGGAAAGTAATGGCTGGGGCAAGCTCAAGAGCGGAGCCGGATGGATCAGCCTCGCCTACGCCAAGAAAAGATAGGAGGAATCACAAATGGCAAGGAAAAAGAATACGACTACGACCCCGGCCCAGACCCAGGAACCGGAGGCCACCAACGCCCAGCTCCAGGAACCCGCCCAGGCCACGGACCTGACCTCCACCACGGCCCCTGCCCCCGCTGATGTGCAGGAGGCACCTACCCCGGAGCCGGAGCCTACCCCGGAGGTGGAATCTACGCCGGAGCCGGAGCCTACCCCGGAGGTGGAATCTACGCCGGAGCCGGAGCCTACCCCGGAGGTGGAATCTACGCCGGAGCCGGAGCCTACCCCGGAACCCACC